CACCCCTTTGTTGCTCCTGCCTACGATTCGGCCTTAATGGACGCTGCTCTGCCGTGGACTCCTCTTCCCCGGTCCCAGTTGTTGATCCCTCGCCTTGTCTCGCCAGAATAGGATTTTCTTTTGGAGGCATATTTCTCTCCTTCAATTCGCACTCAACTCTGTATATCAATTACAAGCCTGAACACCTAAAGGCACACTAAGCACCTTAAGATTCGCAACAGCAGCTATGTGCTCCGGTGTCAAATCACAACCAATCAGCCTTATGGACTCCCCTGTTAGGATTATGGTGCACTGCCGAATGTCTGCCGGGTAGACGAAATAAAGCGTTATCGCGAAGGTCAGGAGCCCCAAGCAGAAGTTCAGTGCCGTGCTCCACATGTGACGCAGCCTGATTGACGAGTACTCCGCAGCAAGATGATGCAAACTAGCAAGATAATCAAAGGCCAAACAAGCCACTTCGCTACAGTCCCCTGCTCCACGGAATTTAATTTCTTTGGGGAGCAGTAATCCACTGATTTAGTCCCGTCCCTATACTTCCCCCCGTGTGGTAGGCTATGTTGCAAATCACCAACGTGCGGAAGAGTGGCGCGAGTCAAAAGCCCTATGAGCACAGCTGCTGAAAGGCCTATAGCTGCTGCAAGATATGTCTGAGTGTAATTAGGCGGCGGAGTAAGTGGCATCGGGATTGAGAATCAGCAATGATTTCCTATGCCTCGTTAAGCACTGAAAAGCCCGAGATGGATCGAGAATCGGTTTGCTCTCTGAAGTCGCAAAAGTAACACTCTCGAATGTTTGACCACGCACTTCGTCAATACAGTAACAAAGCAGGCCGTGAGAACTAAGCAACTCACCTACTTCTCTCTCAAAGAATATGATTGTATCACGTGGATCTACCTCGTAGATACCTCTGATTTGCACTAGATCCTCCCCCTCCGCGGTGATGTCAAAGTTCAACTCACGTAGCAGCTGAGCTGTGCACTTACCGAAACGATGACTCTCAGTCTTGATGAAATGTGGAGTTAGGATCTTGCCTGGCCCCCCTTGTATTGGGTCTGCAAAGAGCGCGAATGCCTTGAGGGGCTCAACTGCCTCAAGGTACTCGTCAACCAAAGTGAAACTGCACGTTGCGGAAAAACCCGATGCGCTATGAATCCACTTGCCTGTTATGTGAGGCTGATCAGCTTTACCATAGGTGCACGCTTCAAAACGTCTGTCAGCTCTGATGATATCTCTAATAACACTGGACTTACCTGCACCTGGCACAGAATGGATAACAACTGGAATGCTTAGATCACTACGAACACGCTTGAAATTATATTTATCTAAATACTTAACTAGCACATCCATCTACAATCCTACAGCTAATACCTAAGCTATCAATCCATACTTCTCTCGTAGATCAGCCGCACATCTGATTTGAGCAGATGCTTGTTCTTCACAATGATGCGCACGCAGTTGTAAAAGGCATCCACCTCTTCCTCGCTCATACGCTCGCGTGCACGCTCCCCCATTAGATACGCATAGGAAACCTCAATAGCATAATTATCAATGCAATTGATCAGATTGTTAGTCTCCTTAGCGATGCACATTCTCTCCAGGACCAGTTGCGGTTTCTTGAAGATACCATCTGGGCAGAGATTCCAGCCACAAAAAGTGGGGTTATTGGTGTGGCTGACTTTAGCCTTCAACTTAAGCTTGCTCAAGAACCCTGAGTGTTCGGTAGACTTGTGCAACTTCTTGTTAGAGCACATGTCATCCCCTGCGAAACAAATGCGTTCATCCCCTTTGAGCTTGTACTGCAGGAAGGTGAAGAGCATATTGGCCATCGTGTTAAAGAGGAACGTACTCGCTTCTCCTGAAAACCTCATGATGGAGAAATTGCCCAACTTGGACCCCAAATGCGTCTTTATGTATCTATAATCCTCAATGAGATCATTAGGCAAACCCAGGTAGCGCATGAGGCATAGCTCAAAAGCCATGATGTACTGATCCTAACTGGCGTCAAAAGCCTCATAATCTGATTCGGTGCACAAAGCTCCAAATGAGCCACGTCGAACCCAAGCATCTAGCTCGCCCAAACCCTTTCCGGAATGAATGTAATACTTCTCTGGCAAAGCTTCATGCAACTTCTTCTCAATGTACCTCATGTATGGCGCAAAGCGGCACAGCACAGAATGCTGAAAGCATACAATGGTTTGGGCTGCCTTCGCGTCGCGGAAACGGTTATCAAACTTGGTGCACAGCTGGGATTTTGAAAAGACCAAACCCACATCAGCTAACCAATCCCTGCAAGACCTGTTGCTGTGATTCTCAATCGTAGCGGCACTTTTGCTTGTCTTCTTCTCCTCAAACTCAAACTTTGCTAACTCCATCATCTGCGAATTGTGCGCAGGTTTCAGCGGCACACGGCTCAAGAACTCTTTAAGCAGGAAAGGTCCATACGGCATAGCTTGCTGCAATTTTGCTGCTTCCTTCATAGGGCAGGAAAACCGTAGCC